TGTTGCGCTGGCGGACCAGTTGCTGATGATGACGGTATCCCCGGCTGCGCCCGCCGTGGCGAACACCCAGCCGGTATCGATGCCGTTGGAACCTTCCGCCGCGAGGATATTGCCGTTGGTCTTGTCCACATAGACTTTCCCGCCCACGGTCGCGGCCTCGGAGGTAACCACAAAGTAATCGCCGCGCACGGCAATGTTGGGGGTGTACCCGGCGGGGATAACAAGCGTCCCTTCGTCGGTCAGATCGTAGTTGGGATAGGAGAGGTTCCGTTCCACAAAGCCCAGAGGAGCAGCCGTTCCGGTGGTGGTCCCGTTCACGACTTTGGGGTTACTGTCGTCTGCCCAGCAAAAAGAACCGGCTTTAACACCATTTTCCCCGGCCAGATAGTTGATAGGTGTATAAATGCTCTGGTCAGGTGTGGCTTTATCACCAGCCACCCCAGGCGCAGGGTACAAGCCGACTTTAGTCTGCAGTCCCATAAATGATACTCCTTAATGCTTGATGCGATTGAGTCCGGCAAAAGCGCCGTCGTATTCCGCCAAGGGGGCCGCATCCATAGCGGTGCGCACGGCGGGTTTCTGCCCCTTCATCACGGAAAACATGGAACGCCAGGCGGAACGGGGATGGCGGCGGATGTCCACGCCCTTTTTACTCAGGGCTGCACCGTAGATGTCATCAGCGCTGTCGAAGGCCAGAGCGTCAATGTTGCCGAGTACGGAACGCACATCGTCCGCGGCTGCAGAAAGTTCGCGGAAGTGGCGGATGCTCTGTTCCCGGGCGCTCGTCACGGCCTTGCGCAGGGCTGCATCCATGGCGGCCTTCATACCCTCACGCTCGTGTTCCCGGTCAAGCTTTTTCGGCTCTTCCTTTTCTTTGCGTTCGCCATACTTCACGCCCTCGGCAAAAGCGCGTTGAAAATCTTCGTTTTCCGCGTCCAACCCGCAGGCGTCTGCAGCTTTCTTCATGTGCTCCTTCATAAGGCGGTCGCGTTCCTTTTTCTCGCCATACGCTACGGCTTCAGCGGTATTCAGAGGTTCGGCATCCCTGCCGCCGGGGATTTCCTCGCGCTCTTCGCGTTCCCGCTCCTTTTTTTCACCATAGGCCACGGCTTTGGCAACGGTGAAAGGCTCCTCGTCTTCGCCGTCCATTTTTTCGGCGATGCTGGACTCACCAGTAGCCTTGGAATAGGCAAGGTCGTTCAGCGCATCGAAGAGCTTCTTTTTTTCTTCCTCGGGCAGGTTAGCGGACAGCGTTGCCATAAGTTCGCGCACTTTGGCAGCCTTGTCCTCATCTTCGGTAATGTCTTCGATCTCTCCGGTCACAGGGTTGACCTTGTGCAGGTCGATAATGGCCTGTGCGAGATCGACTTCCTGCTTTTCCACCTCCGGGGATCCGTCCATGGCCCCCCGGAACCGTTTGAAAATGCTCTGCATAAGCAACTCCAAAAACGTTTTGTTAGAGGGTTTTATCTGCTCATCCGCAACCACCACGTCAGGCCCGGCCCGCCCTTCTTTCACCAATGCGATATGGTTGCCCCGGATGTTCCGCATCACAAAGTCATAGGGCGTGCCCCGGAACTCGCCCGGCGTGAAGTCAGGGTCGTACAGGTAGGCACAGGAGATCTCCTTCATCTCCCCGTTTTCCACGGCCCGGATAGCTTCCGCGTCCGTAATGAAAAGGCTGTTATCCAGATATGGAGCGTTCCAGCGGGCATCCGTGCCGGAACTGCCCACTCGATATTCCTTCTGCGGGGCATCGGCGCTTTCCACATGATGGCCGAGCAGCAGAGGCAGCCCGTCGAAGGTGCTCGCCGCCTTTTTCAGCTCTTCTCCGGCGCGGTAGCCGTAATACATATGCTCCGGGTCAAGACCGAGCTCCTGCCAGCCGGGGATTTCCCGCCCATAGTACGGGTTCACGGTCTCCTTACTGATGTGCGAAGACGCCACACGCAGAAAGCCGTTTTCATCCTTCGTGCGCATGGACGGGGAAAAATCGAAGTTTACGAAACGTTTCATGCTTTCCATCCCTCAGGGATCACAGGGCGATACGTACACATACAACACACGAGCTGGCCGGGTTTCACCCATGCTCCGGCTTTATTCGGGCCATTGGCGTTTCTGTCGTACAGGCCCTTCTTGAGCTCAAACCGCTTGCCGTTCATTGCCACATGGGTTGGTCGACTGGACTTGCGCCCGGGAACGTGTACCCAGACGCCCTCAGTAAACCCCAGGTCGCGATCAGTAGACTCTGCAAGCGCCTGTGTGGCTTTCGCGGTCTGGTCACGCGCTATAAGACGGGCCCGGTTCTCTGTAACGCCATAATTTTTGCGCAGGCTCTTGGCCAGCATGTGCCTATCACCACCTGCGCTTATGGCCCGCTGTACATCCCGCTCTACATTCCCAATGTATTGAGCGGGGATAGATTGTATCAAACTCACATTCTCCGCGAGCAGCGCCTGATACAACTCACTGGTAAAACGGCTGGGATTAACTTTGACGACAAGCCCCAATTGCGCCAGTTCATTTTTTCTTCCCAGCCTTACCTGCTTCCAGACCTTTTGCATGTACTGAGCTGCTATATCAGTAGACTTTGCCCTAAACCTCCTGCCCCACTTCCGCAGCAGCCTTTCTATACGATCCGCCAAGCGTGCCGACGGGGAACGCCATGCACCATCCCGCGCCATACGCCATTCAACAGCGTCAAATTCTTCAAGCACTGCTTGAAAGACGTCCTTATGCATATCCCGGATCATTTCGTCCAGGTTACGCTGCCAGGCTGCACGGATGCCGGGATTGGAAGATATCGCACGGAGAGTTTTTATCCTGCGGTAGGCCATGCTTACACCTCCCCGGCAAAACGGACATTGACGACCTCGAAGAACGGGCGTATATTGGCTTCAACGACGGCATGGCCGTCCTGAGTCGGCGTTTTTCTAGCGCCCCGGATTGGCCCGGGGGACGCGGGGGAAGACGCCGATTCTTTTTGTTTGCGGTATTCGTACTCCCGTGTTCCTTCTCGCGTCAGGCTGTAAACCTGATGCTGTGGTTGTTTTTTCGGTCGTTCCGCAACATCGACAATGACCTCTTTTGCGCCTCCAGAAGTTTGAACAGTCTTTGTATATGAATGGAATACAGGCGTATCAGGATGAGCGTGAACAGGGACTGAAAGTTCATAGCGTCCCGTTGCTATAATGTCGGGGAGGTGTGCCGTCAGTTCTGCCTTTATGGGGTCATCTCGCATCCATTTTTTTAGTTCTCCCCAGCTGCTGCCCGTAAAATTCGCTTCAATCGTGCCGTTGTCCGTCCTGGCTTCCACATACCGCCCCTGCAGCTTCTCCCGAAAATATTCGTGTGCCGCCTTTTTGTGGTCGCCCCCGTTTTCCTTCAACAGGGTTTCATAACGGGCTTTATCCGGCTTTGTGGATTCCAGCGGGCGGGGCTCATGATGAAAACCATTCTGGCCGACGTTCCCCCTGGTTATTTCCCCGGTTTCCGTATCTACCTGATAGTGCTTACCCTTTTTTGACGTCTTCCATTCCTCCTCATCGGAGGTCACGTCAAAAGGGCGGCTATCCAATCCCTCCGCCGATGCCAGGTGTTCCGTATCCAGCTCTTCAGCCTCCATACCTTCCGGCGTCGGCCCATCGAGATCCCCCACTCCCCCTTCTTCTGGATTTTCCGGCACCTCGGCGGGGTCAAGATCATTCAGGCCCGAATCGGGATCGGCTATCAGCGCGGCGCGCACTTCTTCGGGAGAGAGGACGTTACGATCAAGCAGCGCACACAGATTGTTGATTCTGACTTGCTGCGTCATGGCTACAGCGTTCTCATCCTCTTCCGAAAGCGGACAGAAATCGAAGGTAATTCCCTTATCCACTTCTCCCCATAGGCTGATCTGCACCACGTCAAGGATAGTCTTGAGAGGTGAACGAATTACTTTCTCCTGCTGGCTCTTGATATGGTCGTAATAATTACGGATATCGCTCTCCCCCGTGGCGTTGAACCCCGAAGGCGAAATTCCCAGCAGCTTGACCGCAGGTGTACGGTTCATGGCCGCGATGATCTCCAAAGACTGGCGCACAATATCGGCCACGCCGCTGAGGGGCGTCTCCACCTTGACTACATCCTCCGCATCCTTGTCGATGGCCAACACGCCGTCGTTGGATCGGTTGCGCGCAAGTATCTGCATACGGGCGTCAAGTTGCGCCAGATCTGCGGCTGCCCCGTTGATGATATCACTCATGGCCGTTTTAAACACGAAGGTGGAAAACTTGTTCAGTAAGCGATTTTCCGCATCCCTGTTGTCCTGAAAGTGGCAGATATAGTCCCAGAGTATCTGCGCCTGGGGAATACCGAGAAAATTGTAGGCAGGCCGGTAAATAAGCGGTGCTTCGTTGCACACCACACGCAGCAAACGGGAGGCATGGACTTCACGGCCCAACACCCACCAGGAAGCAGGGATGTAATAGTCTGCCGCTAACGGATCAGTAGAATTATATTCTCCAGGAAAAACGTTAATCGGATCCACGACGCGCACCGCCTGGAGAAAACCCCGTTCCTTGGCCTCACGCGAAGTAGCCGGATCCAGGTTAAGCGGATTTTTCAATTCATCGCCCTTGGCCCCGGTATCAAGAAAGAGCAGGCAGCCGCCGTAATAACCCGTCATGGAGACCGCGTCGTGGATCAGTTTTTGCAGGTCAAGCCGTTTGAGTTCCGCGTTCAACTCTTCAAGTTTTTCATCCTTCTCGGGATCTGTCTGTTCAGAAAACGGGGAGAACGCTTCTTCCGGCGCCGACTCCGTATCTTCAACATTTCCCCCTTCCCTTGCCAGCTCTATCCAAGCGCGACTCATGTCGTCGGCCACGGTTTCAATACAGGCACGGATAAGCCCGTTCTGGGCGATATTTTGCAGCGCCCCATAGCCCATGAATGACGCCATAGCGCCGTACTGCCCCAGCTCAAGGCTGTGTTGCAGCAACGTATAGCCACCGGCATCCGCGAACTGCGCATCCAGCGCCATGCGGGCTTCCGAAGGCGCGCCCAGCGTCAGCGGCGG